AGAAGTTGTGATATGTTTTTAGGTGTGCCCTTTAATATCGCTAGCTACAGCCTTTTAACGGCCCTGATAGCTCAAGTGTGCGGTCTTAGACCAGGTGAGTTTGTTCACACGCTCGGCGATGCACACATATACCTTAATCATATTCAACAGGTAAAAGAACAATTACAGCGTGAGCCATTACCTGCACCAACTCTTTGGCTCAACCCCGATGTTAAAGAAATCACCAACTTTACTATGGCAGATATTCGACTCGACGGATATCAGTCACACGGTGCAATTCGAGCAGAAATGGCAGTCTAAATGAAATATATTGTAACAGGCGGCGCCGGCTTTATCGGACACAATGTGGTACGTATGTTGGAAGACCGTGATAACGAATGTTTTGTCTTGGACAACGTAACCGATTACGGTTTTGTATCCAAAGATGAATTGGCATATCTGCATCGTGCTCGCAACGGCAGAATGTGTGCCACCACACATCATATTGATCTATGTGATTATGAACGTGTTAGAAATTTCTTTTTGAATTTTGCGTCTGGCGTTGATGCAGTTATTCACCTGGCCAGTTTTCCTAGACAAAAAATTGTCAACAGTGATCCAGTTCGCGGCAGTGAAGTAATGGCATCGGGTCTAGCAAATCTATTAGAATTATGCAAGCATCATGGTATTCCAAAGTTTGTTTATATTTCAAGTTCAATGGTATACGGCAATTTTGAAAATGATGTAACTGAAACAGCCGTATGCTGTCCACAAGGGCAGTACGGTATTATGAAATTGATGGGAGAACACCTTGTTAAAGACTATACTCGTCGTGGTTGTTTTGATCACGTTGTTATCCGCCCTAGTGCTGTTTATGGTGAGTACGACGTCGAAGACCGAGTCGTCTCTAAGTTTATGCTCAGTGCTATGCGCGGAGAAACTCTTAAGGTAAACGGTGCCAACGAAACACTGGATTTTACCTATGTAGAAGATGCAGCATTTGGTATTGTGCAGGCCACATTAAATAAAAATGCTGTCAACAACACATACAACATTACCAAGAGTCACAGCACAACATTGCTTGAAGCTGCCGAGCTTGCAGTTCGCATTGCCAGGAAAGGCAGTATTGAATGTCGAGACAAGGATGCAGATTTCCCAAGTCGTGGCTCATTAAATATCACAGCTGCACGTAGAGACTTTGGGTTCAATCCCCAGGTTGATGTAGAAGAAGGATTTCAACGGTACCATCGTTGGTTTAACAACAGTGAATATTGGCAAGCTCGACTACGATGAAAATACTGGCCATAACACCACATCCTGATGATTTAGAAATTGCCTGCGCCGGAACATTAAAACGTTTCCAAGACGCTGGCGCAGAGATCATTTCGATTGTTACAGTCAAACCCAGCGCCGAAGTTAACGGTGCAAGGAGCCAAGACATAGTACAGGCTGAATTGGATCGTAGTTATGAGTTATCGGGATTTGAGCTTAGGATATTGGACACAGATCTACACGCCAACGGTAGGCCAAATTTGATATGCAACAACAACACCATGACTGAATTGGGTAAATTGATTGACGACTGCGACATTGCTATTATACCCAATCCCGAAGACTCGCATCAAGACCACAGAATCACATATGAACTGGCTTGGCCCTTGTTGCAAAAACGTGCCGCAGAAGTATGGACCATGACATCGTGGCCTTACTCATATCAATACCGTTTGAACACAGCCAATATGTATATAGGAATTGATTGGAATTTCAAACAAAGTCTGCTACAATGTTATAGCAGTTATATTACCCCAGATAAACTAGAACAGATTCGCAACCTGAGTCGGGTGTGTGGTGATAAATCTGGTAATCCAGATGCTGAAGCATTTACACTACTGTACAAATATGTCAGATAAGATTAACCTTTTTCAAACTGATCGGGCCTGGGCCCAGATTCGTGATGAAGTGTTTGCACTAACCGATCAATACCATCGGCAGGGCATTGCTCAAAATGGCGAACCTACCCTGTTGCTAGAAGCTGAATTATGCCGACAATTTGATCGAAAATATTGTGTAGTGACGGGTAGCTGTACTGACGCTTTAGACCTGGCTCTGCAGGCTCTGAAACTACCTCGAAATGCACGGGTAGCTGTCAGTAATTACACGTTTACGGCTACTGCACACGCAGTTGCTAGAGCAGGATACCAAGCGGTACCAGTTGACGTAACAGAAAACTATACCATTGATGTCAGCAAGATTGGTCGGGTTGATGCTGTGGTTCCTGTTGACCTTTTTGGTAATATGAGCGATTGGCATAGTTTAAATCGGTTAAACGTGCCAGTAGTAAACGATTCGGCACAAAGTTTGGAAAGCCACGACTGGGTCAGTTATAGCGCCAGCAAAGGCGGTGTGAGTTGTGTTAGCTTTAGTCCCAGCAAAACTATTTCCAGCTGGGGTTCGGGCGGAGCATTGCTAACCAATGATGAAGATATAGCCATGTTATGTAGACGGTTGCGTATACACGGTAAACTACGCAACGATGACGTAGCTGTAGGCGCCGGACTAAACAGTATTATGAGTACCATGGAAGTGGCTGCAGTACTGGTAGGACTTCGACACTCTGATGAATGGCAAGTACGTCGTACCCGAATCAGTGAACACATAAGAACCAATTGCGGTCTTCAGTCAGCCAACGATTCTACCAGTGTGTTGATGAAAAATACTTATCACAAGCTGGTATTTCAAAGCGAGCGTAGAGATCAGTTGGTTGCTGAATTAAATCAACAGGGTATTGGTGCTGCTGTGCATTATCGCCAAACCATCAATGACGAAACTCTGTATGCAACAAAACGATCTTTTCCTGTAAGCAATCGATTAAAAGACATCAGTTTTACAGTACCAAATCAACACACATTAACCGACGCTGAAGTTGAGCGCATTATAAAGGCATTAAAATGAAAATATTAATATTAGGCGGACACGGATTTATTGGACACCACGTAGCACGTGAACTGTCGGATGCTGATCATATGATTTATACAGCTGACATACATCACAACTACGGCGAGTATCAACCTTGGGAATATGAACCAGTCGTAAAACAACGTCGTGACTATATGGGTGCTCACGTGCATTTTGCCGGGGATGTTTGCGACCCGGTGTTTATGGAAACAGTATTTTCGACCACTCATCCCGATGTGGTAATTGATTTGGCCACATATCCCAACGCCAAGATGGTCAAAAAGAATGTGGTAGATGCTACTATCAATATGGTAGCAGCCACCGCTATTGCGTTGGACCTGTGTGTCAAATACAAAGTTCAACGTTTTGTATTGGCGTCAAGCTCAATGGTCTACGGCGACTTTGATGCATTTGATGGTGCCCCTAACGAAGATGCAGTATGCAACCCGTTAACTCTATACGGCAGTTACAAATTACAATGCGAACGTATGTGTAAGATTTGGCATCACGAACACGGACTAGAGTATGTGCTGTTACGTCCCAGTGCATTATACGGCACAAGAGATATGGTGGTTCGTGTCATTAGTAAAATGACTGTGGCTGCATTAAAGACTGGTCGGATGATTGTGAATGGTCCAGACAACAAACTGGACTTTAGTTATGTAACAGATGTGGCCAGTGCATTTGTGCAGGCTGCCACGCATCCGGCAGCAGCCAATCAAATCTTCAACTGCACTAGAAACAATGGTCGACGAATTATTGAAGCGGCCGAATTGATTCGTCAACGTATTCCTGCTGAAATTGTAACACAACCACACGATGCATTTTATCCCAATAGAGATACTTTGAACAGTGGTCGTATGGTTGAGATGACTGACTGGAAACCTCGGGTTGATATAGAACAAGGCATCCCGTTGTATCTGGATTGGTTCCTTGCACAGCCGTTTCTAGATCAGTTTTGATCAGGATCCTGGTTTTGTTCAAGACTTTCCAAATAACCTTGAAGGTCGTTGCCGTACAAAGTCAACATTGTGGCTTCTTCTTCCTCAAACACAATTAGCTTTTGTCTTTTGAGCAAATAATACATACCCTTAAACACACGTTCCAATTGCAGCAGATGATAATTGGTCAGTTCTTCACTGAGAGCAAATTCATAACTTTGTAGTTTAAGCACAGACTTGACAAACTGTAGACCAGTTAAGGTCAAACTGAGACTATTTGCATTGGTGGGGTTTTTCCACCAACGCTGTTGCATCTCGGTAGTTTGTACCAACGGCAGATCGGCCTGCTGGCAAAAGATTTTTGTGAGCTGGCGTTGTGTATAACGCTTAGGGGTAGATTTGGTCACCGGCACGTAACAGCACCACAGTGAACTTGTCTGTTTTGAAAAGAACGTTTAATTTCTTAGCCAAGTTGATGGCGTGTCCTGGATTGGAAAAACTTACTTTTTTATATTTTGGCCCAGGATAGGCAACTAAAATATTATGAGTCTTTAGATTGATAGGTTGGCTATCATAGAATACTGCCCAGATACCTTCACTGCTCAGTACCTGTTCGCTTTTATAAGTAGTTTTGTTTACGTGGTCCAACAATACCGTTGGTTTTGGTCGACTCATTGCATATATCCTTGATCTACTTTTTATTTATCATCTTAATATACGCACTTTAAAAACCACCACCGTCCATATTGATACTGGTACTGGCAACATCCGTGGTCTTGCTGAGACTGGCAATTGTGGCCATTAAATCGTAGATTTCGGCGTGTAAACTTCTAGCTTCTTGTGCGTTTAAGGTCAATAATTTACCGTTGCCTTGATTCATTGCTCTTACTCGGTCATTGAACAATCGAATGTGGAAAGGTAAATTATTGTCCATTTGCTTCCTTCATTGATTCGGCCATACGCTCTTGAGTCTTGAAAGGACCTTGGTATTCGTAGCGATTCAACGTAATGAGTTTTGGACAATATGCACGAACCCAAGTACTGGAAAATTTGATAATGTAGTAGCCAGCACAGAAAAAGCTCTTTGATTTAGAACCTTTTGTATAAATTGGAAGATAACGTTGTACATCCAAGACCTGATTATGCGGTTGACTATTAGTAGGGAATCCGTAAACATCGTATACATCTTGTTTTTCTTTCTTGACTTTTTCTGCTCGGGCAAATTCAATGTTGTATTTTTTGGTCAACAATTTGATTGTGGTAAACATTTCACGTTGGTTGTTGTGTACATATACAAAGCCGCCTTCTTCGATGGCCATGATATTACCGACCTTGATGCCGGAATCTTCCACAATCCACATTTTATTTTTTACTATTGGTTTTGCGATTAGTTCGGTCATTTTGTATCCTTTGCAATTTTTTTGTAACCTTCTGGAGTTGGATGAATACCGTCGGGACTTTTAGGTATACCAGTTATTACTGTATCTCTGTTTTCCTTGGCCACCACTGCCACGGCTTGCATAGCAGTATACTTTGTACTGGGCATAATCCAAAACACACGATCCGCTTTGGTCAACTTACGAATGGTACGCAATTCTTCTTCAGTGTTGACATTTTTAAGATCATTGGTGCCTAGACTAATGATAACAGTTTCGGCTGTGTATGGACTCTTGCCAACATTTTGGTTTAGCCAGTTGTGACTATTGATTCCTGATTTGACATAAGCCACACACTCGGTACGAATGTTGCTTACACCGTAGGCAATACTATCGCCCATGATTAAACATTCTAACATTATTTTTCCTTTACACAAGACATAATTTTTTTTATATTTTCTCTGGATATGGTGCTTCTAAAAATCTAACAAAACTGTCGGCCTGTTCTGACATTTTAACCAGGTCATATTTGCCGCAGAACTTTAGGAACTGAGCACCAATCATTGGCCGACTCTGCGGCACACTACCCGCCGCAATAGTTTCAGCAATTTTAACTTTGATATTGTCGGGCTGTGCTGTTAAATCTACCAAGGTTACATTACGCTGATAGTCATCTA